CATCAGAACTCTGCCTTTGGCAGCGAGACCCTCCAGTATTCTGTTTCGCGCTTCTGAGCCACACCTTCAAATTGCTCTAGCTGCTGCAGCTCCTTGACGGCATTGCTGTACTGCCAACTCGTGCGGGTGCAGCGGGATACCTTGATGCCATGAGCGGCGAGGTTGCCTTCCTCGTCTTTGATGTCGTCTAGATCGCCTGCGGCGTACATCAGGGCAAGGTCGTCCATGAGTACGTCAAGGATCTCTTGATGACGAGCGATTTCTTTTTTGGTGCTGGCGATAACGCCAAGAAGGCTGTTGGGGTTGGTCATGGTGAAGAAAAAAGCCCCGTGAGGGGCCGTAGATCAGAACAGGAGGCCGAGGCAGAAGCTGACGGCTGCAATCCATAAGGCAACGGTGATCTGTTCTTTGGATTCGTTCACCTGTTGCTCAAGAATTGAGGTGGTGTCGGCTTGCTGCTGTAGCAGGTCGATTAGTTGCGCCTTGGTGGCGCGGGAGAGGTTGGTCATGGTGTCTGTGTCGTGGTGGCATCGCTGCCATAGGGAGTATACCCCTAAACGAACAATACCGCAACCCCGTCAGAACTCCGGCTGGTTCAGCATCAGAAATGCATCCCTAGCGCCCTGCCACTCGATCACGGCCTCGTCAACGTCCACTTTCTGCAACGTCGTGCTGCCAGGCCGGCTCCACAGCACTCCCGCCTTCTGCACGTACATTTGCGGCCAGTGCAGGCTGAGCATCCCCAGATACCCGCCCAACTGCGGACTCACGTCATACGGGCTGGCGTCGGCCTTCCCCTGCGTCTTCAGGTCCACCAACACAAGCTGTTGATGATCATCCTTACGCCGCAGCAGGCAATCAAAGCTGCCGGCAATGTTGCGTTCTAGATCGCACAGCCGATATTCGCAGGCGACCGCCTCATACGTCTGCCAGACAGAATGCTCAATCAGCGGCTCAACCCATTCGCTGTAGTCAGCTGGATACACCCCTGGCTCACCAGTCATCAGAAAGGTCTCCAGTGCTAGATGCACCGCCTTCCCACGTGGTTCCCAGATGTGCTTGGTCTCCATGATCCTTCGCATCGCCCATTCGTCCTTCCTCCCCTTGCACACCTGCGTCACTGAATGATTCAACCACTGACCCGTTGGTTGCCATTGGTAGCGGTGCGCTTCCTCGTTGAACAGGATCGGCAGCGGCGGGAGCCAGCGCGAAGTCTCTGGGGTCTGTGACTTGGACTCGTTCTGCTGGTGTGGGCTCATCTCTGAGAAGGTTGCGGTAAGCGGGCGGAACGAAACCAGGGATGCGCCTTGCATCCTCCATTGTGATCACCCAACCGGGCGACGGCAAATCGAGCTGTTCAAGAGTCCAATGCCCTGCGGCAATGCCACGGCGCAAAAGCAGACGCACCTCGGTTAAATCAAAGGCTTGTTTCATTTGTCCATAGATTTCAACTGTTGTAAAATTTGCAAATCAGTCGGAACAAGCCTCCAGTGTGCGGCCCGAGTGATGTCCAGAGGGGCGGGGCTTACGGGCTCTGCCCTTTCTGCTTTAGATCTGCCTCCAAAGCCGTTCCTTGTCCGCCTTGTCACGCTCTGACCCAGCAAGCGGATGAACGACATAACGCGCTGCCAGCGGGCTCTTCGGGTCATCAGCGCCCACGTTTGGGCAATAGGTCATGTACACGCCGTGATCGTCATACTTGCCCATCGGGTGCCCGTAACAGGCATTTGGCGGGGGCGTGCGGCTGGTGGTCACGGAGTAGCTGACCTGTCTGGTCTTCTCGTCCGATACCTGCCAGACGTACTTGCCCTTCGCGTCAGGCTGATAAAGCTTCATGGTGAGTCTCAGATGATTAACAAGGGACAGGATCAGTCGTCGTAAACCCAGCAGCCCATTTCCGCGTTCCACACCGGGCCAACCTGCTGCTGTTTGTGCCCTTCGAGGTACACCTCGTACTTCCCGTCCCGAAGCCAGCGAAAAAGGTCGGGAAGGCTGCCCACGAACTCCCCTGCGCCCTTCTTGCGCTTCTGCTCGTCAATCGCCCTTCTAGCGGCTTCTAGGAGCGTCTCAGGGCCTTCGAGTGCGGTGACCGCCTTCCATTCGTCAAACGCTTTGGGTTTCGTCTGAGATGAGACTCGATCAGGGGCCGACTGATACAGCTTCCAGAAAGCCTCAAACTCCTCGCTGTATGGTGGTTTTTGCCGTGATTTGCGGGTTTTGGGCTCCTTTTCGGCGTTTTCGTTAACTTTTTCCGACCGTTCTATATTATTTAGATTAAAAGATCTTTTATTAGTAATACTAGAAGAAGAATTAAAGGCTCCGCTTCCCTTCGGTCGCTCCGCCAGCGTAACACCCCTGTCAACTCCTAGCTCGATTAAATAGGCGCAAAACCCAGTCAGGGACATGGTTCTGGGCTTGTAACGCTCCAAGTCACAAACCAACTCATCAGGTAATCGGAGGAAAATGGCCTTTGGCATTGCTTGCTGCTTTTTGCTTGGCGAAAGGAAAGCTTGCAGAGCTTAGCCAAATTTTGCAGGCTGTCAACCGCCTTGAGGCACGCTTCCGAAACCCCAGAAATCGCTTCGCAATGGGCTCAATCTTGTCCCATCAGTCCCAACCTGCGACTCAATAGCGTGCGTTTTTGACATATTCCCTATACACTTTCAAAATCAATCAGAGTTGCCTGATGGCTACGCTGTCAGACCTAAAGCAAGATCACAAAAACGCCCGTAAGCGCACCCAAACCTCCGCCTCCCTCCTTCAGGAGTCCCTGCAGCGTTACGGCCCCGCCCGCTCCATCGTCATTGACGAAGACAACCGCATCCTTGCCGGCAACGGCACTGTTGAAGCCGCCATCAATTTGGGTATCGACGGTCTGCGTATCATCGACGCCGCACCTGACGAACTGATCGCCGTTCGCCGCACCGGCCTCACCGAAGATCAAAAGGTCGGCCTTGCCCTTGCCGATAACCGCACCGCTGACCTAGCCGAATGGGATGCGGAAATGCTGCAGCAACTCAGCCAAGAGCACGACATCGCCCCGTGGTTTCAGGAAGACGACCTTGAGGCACTTCTGGAGCAGGTCGAAAAACTTGACCCCGTAGAAGGCAACACTGATCCCGACGACGCCCCTGAACCCCCTGCCGAACCCATCACCAAGCCCGGCGACGTTTGGATCCTGGGGCGCCATCGCGTCATGTGCGGTGATAGCACCTCAATTACGCAAGTTGAAAAATTGTGCGCTGGAGAAAAGGCGCAACTTCTTCACGCGGATCCTCCTTGCGGAATGGGTAAAGCGTCTGATGGCGTCTTGAACGACAACCTTTACAACGACGATCTAGATAACTTTCAAATGGAGTGGTGGGCAACTTTCCGCCCCTTTCTCGTTGACAATGCCAGTGCTTACATCTGGGGCAATGCGCCAGAGCTGTGGCGGCTTTGGTATAAGGCTGGGCTCGGAAGCACTGAACAAATGGAGTTGCGAAACCAAATTGTCTGGGACAAAAAGGCAATTCCTGGCATGGCTTCGCCTGATCTGACGCAATTTCCAGTTGCCAGTGAGCATTGTCTCTTCTTTCAACTGGGTCAACAATCTCGCGAAAACATTAACGCTGATGATTTCCCGGAAACATGGGAGCCGTTGCGCTCTTACTTTGAAAGCGAAGCCAAGGTTGCACAAATTGGGCCCACTGAAATCAAATCCTTGTGCGGTGTGCAAATGTATTGGCATTGGTTTACCCGCTCACAATTCACCTTGATTCCCGAAAAGCATTACACCACGTTGCAGGCAGCGTATGCCGGTCGATTCATTCGCCCGTGGCGTCAACTCAAGGCTGAATGGGACGGCGCTCGCAGTTACTTCGATAACGCGCATGATGTAATGCGCGACGTGTGGGAGTTTTCGCGTGTTACCGGGGAAGAGCGTCACGGTCACGCAACGCCAAAGCCAGTGGCAATGATGGAACGAGTTATGAAATCCAGTCTTCCAATTGATGGTTTATGCCTAGAACCATTCGGAGGCAGCGGTTCAACATTGATGGGTGCCGAAAAATCAGGCCGTCGATGCTTCATAATGGAATTAGATCCTAAATATGTTGATGTCATTGTTCAGCGTTGGGAATCTTTTACAGGCAAAAAAGCAATTCTGGAAACTGAGGATGACATCTAATGGCACACAAAGGTACCTCCAGAGCCGAGACGCAATACCGCGTTAGCCGCCTTGCACGCATCCTTGCATCAGGTGGTAAACGCTCTGACTGCCTCCGGTACGCTCAGGAAACGTGGGGGGTTAAAGAGGACACCGTTGACCGTTATTTGTCTCTTGCACGCCAGCAAATACGGGAGGACTGGTCACATGACACCACCCAAATGCTGGCCGATCTGCTGAGCCAAACCAGCACGCTGCACATGGAAGCCCGTAAGGCTGGTCAATTGCACATTGCTTTGGGTTGCATTAACACGATGGCCAAACTGGCCAAGCTCATCGCGTGAGCGTTCTTGCTGCTGTTGAATCTCGTGGCATCCTCGCCATTCCGGGTTTTGCTGAAAACCTGCCAACTGCAGCCGATGCCATTGCACGCGTCAAAACCAACCTGCTTCCGCATCAGCAAAAGTTTTTAGAAGACACGGAGCACCGCAAGCTCGCCCTCGTCTGCGGGTTTGGTGCTGGCAAGACGCATGGGCTCGTCGCCAAAAGCGTTCACATGGCTGCCCTCAACATCGGCCACGTCAGCGCCTTATTCGAGCCTGTCGCCCCGATGCTGCGTGACATTCTGCAGCGCACAATGGATGACCTTCTGGAGCAGTGGGGAATCCCATTTGACTTCCGCGTCAGCCCCTTGCCGGAATACACCCTTCACTTTGCCGAGGGCAGCCACACCATCCTTCTGCGGACGATGGAGACGTGGAACCGGATTCGTGGTCAGAACCTGTGCGCCATTGGCTTTGATGAGGCCGATACGGCAAACAAGCGGGTAGCGGAGCAGGCAACGCGCATGGCTCTAGCCCGTCTTCGTGCTGGCAATGTGCAGCAGTTCTACGCCGCCACCACGCCCGAAGGTTACGGCTGGGCATTTGACACGTTCGACCGCAACGCCGGTGAAGACACCGCTCTGATCCGTGCTCGCACCATGGACAACCCACACCTGCCTGACGGGTTTGTGGACAGCCTGATGGCGAACTACCCGCCGCAGCTCATCAAGTCCTACCTAGAAGGGCAATGGGTCAACCTGAATACGGGCCAGGTGTACGACCGCTTCGACCGTACCAAGCATGTGGTCAACAGCCTGCCCGATCTAAGCCGTGAGCCGCTGCGTGTTGGGGTGGACTTCAACGTGGGCAATATGTCCGCTGTGATCGGAGTGCGGATTGGCGGCAGCCTGCTGATGATTGATGAAGTCAGCGGGGCGCATGACACCGACGCCTTGGCAACAGAGATCAAACGGCGTTACCCGGACAGACGTATATATGTGTACCCCGACGCTTCAGGCGGTAACCGCAGCACCAACGCCAGCCGCACCGAT